GATCGAGAACTACGAGTCCTCCAACGACGCCTACGTGATCGAAGACTACGGCCTCTTCTGCGTCGCCGAAAACATCGAAATCGTCTGACCGTAACGCCATAAAACCGGGCGGCGGCCTACCCGTCGTCGCCCGTCAAGGAGCCCCTCATGCGCCACAGCCCAGCCCGCGCCCACTACGAACAGACCATCGCAGCCCAGGCCCCGGCCGAAGACCAGCCCATCGACCGAAACGCCGCCAACGCCTACGAACTCATGCTGCACAAGCTCGCCGAAGACAAGCGCCGCCTCAAGGACGTCCAGTCCATGGAGCGCAAGGCCGAAGTCAAGGCCCAGCTGCTCCCTGAGTACCTCCCCTGGATCGAAGGCGTCCTCGCCGGCGACAGCGGCCGGCAGGACGACGTCCTGATGACCGTCTTCGTCTGGGCCATCGACATCGGCCAATTCGACCTTGCCCTGCGCATCGGCGCCTACGCCATCGCCCACAAGCTCACCATGCCCGACCAGTACAAGCGCGACGTCCCCTGCGTACTGGCCGAAGAAATCGCCGACTACGCCCTCAAGCAGGAAGAAACCGCCCAGGTCGCCCTGCAGCCGCACCTCTTCCAGGCCCTCAACCTGACCGCCGCCAGCGACATGCCCGACGAAGTCAAGGCCAAGCTCCTCAAGGCCTACGGCTACGCCCAGCGCGCCGCCGGCACCGCCCTCAACGACGCCCGCCTGCTCACCAACGCCCGCGACGCCCTGAGCCGCGCCCTGCAGCTGCACGCCAAGTCCGGCGTCAAGAAAGACATCGAGCGCCTCGACGTGCTCATCAAGAACTCGCCGCCCGCGGGCGAAGCCGTCACCACGGCCGACCCCGCCGCCGGCTGAAACCGAGCGGACCCCGCACCCGGGCGGCTCGGGGAGCACGCCGGGTTATCTCCTTGGCCCAGCCACGCTCCCCGACCACCGCCCACCCCGGAACCCAGAAAAGGACCCCACCATGAAAAACCTGCGCCTCACCCTGACCACGCTGCTCCTCTCCGCCGCCTGCCTCCTCGGCGGCTTCCTCTCCCCCGCCCACGCAGCTGCCACCATCCACGTCCCCGACAGCTTCCTGTACGACGCCGTCACCGGTTCTATCGACCTGGATACCGACACCATCAAGTGCGGCCTGACCCCCTCGGCCTACACCTACGACCGCGTCAATCACTCGCGGCGCTCCAGCGTTACCGAAGTCACCGGCACCGGCTACACCGCCGGCGGCCAGACCGTCACCATGACGGTGACCAAGGACACCACCAACCACAAGCTGGTGATTTCCACCCCGCAAATCCAGTGGGCCAGCTCGACGATCACCGCCCGCGGCATCTACTGCTACAAATCCACCGGCGTCGCCGCCAACGACCCGCTGATCCTTTACGGCCAATACAGCGTGGATATCACCAGCACCGCCGGCACCTTCACCGCGCCAACGGTCACCATCGAATTCACCCACTTCTGATCCCGGGGGAGTCATGAACGGCGTCAAAAATACCTGCTCGACGGTCGGCACTGGCGCCGCGCTTGTCTTCGGCGCGGTTGCCGGCAAGCCAGGCATGTCCGATGCCTGCCTGCCGGGCGACCTGGTCACCTATGTCGCCAAGGACGGCGACAACCGGGAATACGGAATAGGCAAGGTCGGCGCCGGATTGACCTTTACCCGACTGCGCGCCACCTCGACCTACGTCGGCGGCGTCGTCAATCGCGACAATCCGCCGTTCATTGCCCTGAGCGGCAACGCTACCTTCGAAATATCGCCCATCTCCGGCGCTCACCCGCCGACGCTCCGTCGAGTCGCCACGAACAATGGGCGGAAAGCCATCTACTCCCCGCACATCGCCGGCTACCCGTCCAGCACCCTGGCGCTGGCCGCCAACCGTCTCTATATCTTCGCCTTCAGGATTGACGAAGACATCCCGGCCAATGGCGTCGGCTTCCGGATTGCCACGGCCGCCGCCGCCGGCGCCAAAGCCAGGACAGGCCTCTATCGCATCAACGAAACCGCGCAGGTTACGGACGTCGTCGCCGAGAGCTCCGATATCGCCATCGACGTCACGGGCGCGGTATTCGGCCCATTCGCAAACATTTCTCCGACCCCGGACTGGTACGGCATTGCGCTGCTCACGTCGGCGGCGGTGACGGTCGCCACCTACCCCTCCGGCGCTGCAATGAATCAAACGCCATTCGGCGTCGAAGGGGCTGCCGGGTCCATGCTGCCGATCATCGGAAAATACAAGGACGTCGGTGCCGGATGGAGCGCCTTGCCGGCCAACCCGGCCAGCCTGCTCAATTTCATCATCAACACATCCGCCTGGCCGGCGCTTGACCTCAGACTGAGCTGAGCATGAGCTACGGCACAGACGCCTACGGCGCCGGCCCCTACGGCGGCGCTGACGAAACCGTTTCCGGCGACGCGACGGCCGAAAGTGGCGTCGGCTCCGGCGCCGGGTCCGGCTTCGGCGCCGATGCGACTGGCTCGGCGGGTGGTAATGCCACTGCCGAAAGCGGGGTCGGCACAGGCGTCGGATCGGGGAGTGGCGCCGACGCCACAGGCAGCATCAATATCGATTTCAAGTTCGAGCTGATCGGCGATTCGAACGGCGACGGCCGTGCCACCAATAACCAGCCGGCGCCTGCCGACGGCGCCCTGATGCTCAACAGCGCCGGGCAGATCGTTCCCCTGGCCGACCCCAGCGCGGGCGGCACGCACCAGTACGCCGTGCTCGACGACGGCGCCAGCTCGCGAGGATCGATCCCCCCGCGCCTGGCGCAGCATTTTCACGACGCCGGCAAGACCACCCTCTGGGTGCCCTCCTGCAAAGGCGGCACGCAGGCGTCCAACTGGACGCGCAGCCTCGACACCGCGACCCTGTACGGTGCCGCCAAGGCGCGCGCCGATGCCGTCGGTGGCGTCCACGGCATCCTGATCTTCCTGGGCGCCAACGACGCCATCGGCGGCGTCAGTCAGGCGACCTTCGTCAGCCGGATTAACACGCTGATCAACGATCTGCACGCTGACCACCCGGCCGCGCTGATCTACCTGGTCAAGATCCACGATTTCACCGGCTACGGCACGAACGTCCAGACCATCCGGGCCGGCGTCCAGGAAATCTGGGACACGAACCCCAATGTTCGCCCCGGCGGCGACATGAACGGCATCACGACCAGCGTGCATTACACGACCGACGCCGAGATGATCGAAGTCGCCAACCGCATCTACGCCGCGCTGGGCATCGACGCGACCGCCGAAGGCGGCACTGGTGCCGGCGACGGATCGGGCAGCGGCGCCGAGGCCCAAGGGGCGGCGACGGCAGAAACCGGTACCGGCACAGGAACCGGGAGCGGCCTGGGCAATGACGCCAGCGGATCGTCCTCCTCCTCCGGTACCGCAGAGAGCGGCACCGGTACCGGCACCGGCTCCGGATCAGGCTCAGACGCCACCGGCGCCGCCGCCGCAGAAACAGGCGCCGGCACCGGCACAGGTAGCGGCGCCGGGACCGATGCCACCGGCACCTCTGCCGGCGACGCCGTTGCTCAAACCGGGACAGCAGAAGGCGCCGGATCAGGCAGCGGCGAAGACGCCTCCGGGGATGCCGTAGCGGAATCCGGAACAGGCACAGGAAGCGGATCCGGAAGCACCATTGAACCCTCCGTCCTCCCCTTCGACGCCACCGCCTTCCTGACCCGCCTCGCCACCCTGAGCGTCATCGCCCGGCGCGCCATCGGCCAGCCCTGGACCGTCGGCGAAGCCGCCCGGCTGGATCTCGTCGCCGTCGATCCGGAAGGCGCCCCCTACGACCCGGAGACCCTGCGCCTGCTCGTCAAGCCGCCGCTCGGTGCCGTATCCGTCTACGACAAATCCTCCTTCACCCGCGACGAATCCGGCATCTACCACATCGAGATCCCGCTCAGCGTCAAGGGAAACTGGTACTACCGCGTCGAAGCCGGCAATCGCGCCATCGTCGACGGCGCCATCGCCGTCCAGCCCTCCCGCTTCGTCGCCTGATGCCCTAGGCCGGCGGCTCACACCCCGCCGGCCTTTCCCGCGCGCGCCAGGCAGACCACCATGGCCGGCATACAAACCTTCCCCCGCCCGCGACCATGATCGTCTCCGCGCCCGCCACGCCCGCCATCGAACCGCCGATCACCCTCGGTGAATTCTGGCCCGCCATCGACCCCGTCGACATCCGCGAAGCCCAGCGCATCGACAACACCGTCACCCCGGCCCGTCTGCGCGCGGCGATCATCGAAGCCGCCGCGACCACCGTCGAAGCCCTCGCCGAATGGAAGATCGCCATGATCGAAGCCGGTGAAACCTCCCTGGCCGAGATCAGCGCCGTGACCATCGACGATGAAAGCGTCCTCGTCCATCGCTTCCGCCGCGCCGTCGGCAGTCTCTCCAAGGCCCTGCTCCTCGAACGCCTGCGCGATTTCGACAGCACCGCCAAGGGCGACAAGAAGGCCGACGCGCTGACCGACCCCATCGACGACTGCCGCCGCGACCATCACTTCGCGCTCGCCGGCATCGTCGGCCGCCCGCGCAGCACCATCGAGCTCATCTGATGCAGGTCCGGGCGCACCAGGGCGACAGCCTCGACAGCCTCTGCTACCGCCACCTCGGCAGCAGCGCCCAGGTCGAAGCCGCCCTCGAACTCAACCCCGGCCTCGCAGCCCTCGGCCCCGTCCTGCCCAACGGCCAGCTCGTCAACCTGCCCGAAGAAGCCGCCGCCGCGCCGACCTCCACTCTCCTCCAGCTCTGGGACTAAAAATAATGTCGGAACCGACGACCCCCATCATTGCCACCAGCGGGCTTACCTTTTTTGGCGTCGTCACCGGCCTACACCCCATGCTGCTCGTCGCCGGCTTCCTCGGCTGCTGGTGGTACAACTCCTACCTGCCGGAACTCACGCTGCGTCAGCGCATCACCTCCGGCATCATCGCCGCCCTCGTCGCCGCCTGGACCACGCCGCCCGTCATCGGCTGGCTGACCGGCCTTGCCGTCTGGCCCGCCACGGTGCCTGCCGCGACGGCCAGCTTCCCCTGCGCGATTGCCTTCGGATTCCTGACCCACAAGGTCATCGGCCCGGCCCTGTTGAGAGCCGGGCAAAAGAAAGCGGAGGAACTCGCATGACCGACACCAGCCTGATCAACGTCGCCGCCTTCGGCTTCGCCCTGCTCATCCTGTGGCGGGCGGAGCCGGCCATCGCCAGGATGAGCGTCTGCACCCACTGGATGGTGCGCTACGCGATGCTCCTGCTGGCCGGCGGCGCGCTCGGCCTGCTTGCCGGCATCTGCTACGGCTTCGTCACCGTTGACTTCTTCACCCTGCTCGTCCTTGCCGGCATCGCCCTGCTCCTCTTCTGCGACCGCCGGCTGAAGGTACTCGTCCGCCACCGCCACCCCGGAGACCGTCATGCGTAATGGAGACATCGGCGCCGCCGTCATTCAGTTGCAACGCCAGCTCAACGACGCCGGCTTCAAGATCGCCGCCGACGGCTGGTTCGGCGACACCACCGAAGCCGCCCTGATCGCCTTCCAGCGCCGCGCCGGGCTGGTCGCCGACGGCATCGCCGGCCCCAAGACCCTGGCCGCCCTGCAATCGAGAAACGGCAATCCCCGCCACCTCGCCGAGGCCGATCTTGAAAAGGCCGCCGACCGCCTCGGCGTCCAGGTCGCCGCCATCAAGGCCGTCAACACCGTTGAAAGCAACGGCAGCGGCTTCTTCGCCGACGGCCGCCCGGTCATCCTCTACGAACGCCACGTCGCCTGGCGCCTGCTCGACGAAGCCGAACTCGCCCCGGCCACCTTCGGCGACCGCTACCCCAACCTGATCAACCAGGCCCGCGGTGGCTACATCGGCGGCGCTGCCGAATGGTCCCGCCTGGCCACCGCCCGGCAGATCATGCCGGCCGAAATCGCCCTGGCATCCTGCAGCTGGGGCCAGTACCAGATCATGGGCTACCACTGGCAGCGCCTCGGCTACGACAGCATCGACGCCTTCGTCGCCGCCATGCAGTCCGGCGAAGCCGCCCACCTCGACGCCTTCGTTCGCTTCATCGAAGCCGACCCCGCCCTGCTCAAGGCCCTCAAGGCCCGCAAATGGGCCGACTTCGCCCGCGCCTACAACGGCCCCGCCTACAAGGCCAACCTCTACGACATCAAGCTCGCCCGCGCCTACGAACGCTACAGCCCGACCCCGGAACCCGCATGAAGGCCATCGCCCGCGACGACCTGATCGCCCTCCTCCTCGATCACCAGGCCCGCCACCCCGACAAAGGCAGCTGGCCGGTCGAAATCCGCGACCGCTGGCTGATCGCCCCGCCCACCGGCATCGAACACTGCCCCATCGACCGCGTCATCATCCTGCGCGGCGAGCCGGTACACGCCATTACCCACAGCGGAGCCTGACATGCTGCCCACCGCCTTCCTGCCCGGCCTCAATCTCACCGTCGTCAAATGGGGCGCCCTCGCCATCGCTGCCGCCGGCGCCCTGCTCGCCGCCTACTTCCACGGCCGCCACGTCGCCGAAGGCGAGATCGCCGAAGCCCAGCGCACCGTCGCCATTGCCTACGCCGCCCGCATCGTCGAGCAACAGGACGAAGCCGACCGCCTGGCCGAACAGAACGCCGCCCTGCGCAGCGCCCGGGAGGCGCAAGACCGAGTCATCACCAAGGAGATCACCCGCTATGTCGAAACGACGCCTGCTGCTATCCGTTGCCGCCTGCCTGGCACTTTCCGCCTGCTCCATGATGCCGCCGCTACCGGCCAGCCCGCCTTTGCCGCTTCCGGACCCCTGGCTGATGCAGCCGCCGACCCCGTTGAAGACGCTACCGCCCTCGAAATCGTCGGCGACAATTACGCCGCCTGTCGCGACGCCATCGCCAAGCTGGAAGGCTGGCAGCGCCGCCAGCGCGCGCTATCGGGAACCGCCCCATGAAAAAGCCCGCTGACCTCCGCGCCCACCTGTCCCGCTGGGTCCAGGACCTGGCCACCAACCCGGACAAGCTGCACCTCCTGATCGAAAAGGGCGCCGTCGCCACCAAGCTCGGCGCCGGCCTCGGCTTCGAATACCGCTACACCCTGCAGGTCATCATCACCGACTTCGCCGAGCCCGCCGACGTCCTCATCGTCCCGCTGCTCCTCTGGCTGCAGGTCAACCAGCCCGATCTGCTGATGGACCCGGTCCGCCGCGACAAGGCCCTGTCCTTCGAAGCCGAAATCGCCAATCACGACACGATCGACATCGCCATCACGCTCGAACTCACCGAGCGCGTCCTGGTCAAGCCCATCCTGTCCGGCGGCTACCAGTGCGAACACATCGGCGAACCGCAGCTCCCCGACGAATCCGGCCCGCCCCTCTGGCAGATTTACCTCAAGGGCGAACTGATCGCCGAAGGGAAGGCTGCATGAAAGACCCAGTCGATTTCTACGATTCCGTCTTCTGGTATTCCATGACCCTGCTTGCGCTGCTGCTTATGGGGCTGGGCGCCATCGGATACCTGGCCGCCGATGCGCTGTGGAAAATGATCATCGCCATGGCGGCATGAACGAAATTCAAACCATACAATCACTGGAAGCCTTCGCCGCCGACCTGATCGCCGGACTGGAACCCGCCGCCCGTCAGGAACTGGCCCGCCGCCTCGCCGGCGAGCTGCGCAGCCGCAACCAGAAGCGCATCGCCGCCCAGGTCGCCCCGGACGGCACCGCCTACGCCCCGCGCAAACCGCAGATGCGCCACCGCAAGGGCAAGATCAAGCGCCAGATGTTCTCCCGGCTGCGCACCGCCAAATACCTAAAAGCCAAGGGCACGCCTAACGAAGCCATCGTCGCCTTCACCGCCGAAGTCTCCCGCATCGCCCTCGTTCACCACCTCGGCCTGCGCGACCGCGTCAATAAGAAAACCGGCCTCGAAGCCGACTACCCGGCCCGTCCGCTGCTCGGCATCAGCCCCGACGACGAAGCCCTGATCATGGAAATCTGCACCGCCCACCTCGCCGACCGGCTGTAAGCCCTCGCGCTACAGCCGCCCGCGTCCCCCGCGCGCGCAAAGCCCCGGCATCATCGGCGCCATGGACCTGATCGAACTCTCCCGCCGGCTGGAAAACCTCATCCGCCTCGGCACCATCCACAGCATCGACCACGCTGCGGTACGCGTTCGCGTCCAGACCGGCCACCTCGTCACCCAATGGCTGCCCTGGCTTGAGCACCGCGCCGGCGCAACCACCAGCTGGGACCCGCCCACCGTCGGCGAACAGTGCGTCATCCTCTCGCCCAGCGGCGAACCGGCCGGCGGCATCGTCCTGCGCGGCCTGCACAGCGCCGCCATCGAGCCGCCCAGCCACAGCCCGGACACCCACGTCATCAAGTTCCCTGACGGCGCTGTCGTCAGCTACGACCACGACGCCGGCCACCTCGACGTCAGCGGCATCCAGACCGCCCGCATCGAAGCCGCCGTCAGCGTCACCCTCGACACCCCGCTGACCCACTGCACCGGCAAGCTCGAAGTCGACGACCTGCTCACCTACAAGAACGGTCTCAACGGCACCGGCGGCAGCAACAACAACGTCGTCACCGGCAACTTCACCCACACCACCGGCAGCCTCACCTCCAACGGCAAGAGCCTGCACCAGCATACCCACGGCGGCGTGCAGACCGGCGGCGGCAGCACGGGGCAGCCGCAATGATGTCCCGCGACACCGGCCGGCGCCTCGACGAGGTCGACCACATCCGGCAAAGCATCCGCGACATCCTGACCACCCCGGTCGGCAGCCGCGTCATGCGCCGCGACTACGGCTCCCTGCTGCCCGAGCTGATCGACCAGCCCTCCAACCCCGCCAACCGCCTGCGCCTGATGGCCGCCACCGTGATGGCCATCATCCAGTGGGAACCGCGCGTCAGCGTCAATAACGTCTCCCTGACCATCGCCCTGGACGGCACCGTCAGCATCGACCTCGACGCCACCCGGCGCGGTGGCCAGCGCAGCGGCAACCGCCTCAATATCTCGGTGCCCATCCAATGACCGTCGACCTCTCCTCCCTCGCCGCGCCGGAAGTCATCGAGAGCATCGTCTTCGAGACTATCGTCCAGCAGATCAAGGACGACCTCGTCGCCCGCCATCCGGATCTGGCCGAAATCATCGACCTCGAATCCGAACCGCTGGTCAAGCTGCTCGAAGCCTTCGCCTACCGCGAAATGCTCATCCGCGCCCGCTACAACGACGAAGCCCGCGCCCTGCTGCTGCCCTTCGCCACCGGCGCCGACCTCGATCACATCGGCGCCACCTACTACCAGGAGCCGCGGCTGGTCGTCACCCCGGCCGACAGCAGCACCATCCCGCCGACCGTGGCGGTCATGGAAAGCGACACCGACTACCGCAACCGCCTGGCCCTGAAGCCGGAAAGCTGGTCCGTCGCCGGCCCGCGCGACGCCTTCAAGTTCCACGCCATCAGCGCCGATGGCCAGATCAAGGACGCCAGTGTCACCAGCCCGGAAGGCGGCACCACGGAAGTCTTCATCCTGACCCGCACCGGCAGCGGCCTGCCTACCGCACCGCAGATCGCCACCGTGCTCGGCGCCCTCAATGGCGAAACCGTCCGCCCGCTCTCCGAGCTGGTCGTCGTCACCGCCCCGACCATCGTCAACTACACGCTGAACCTGACGCTGACCCTGTTCCCCGGCCCCAGCACCGAGCTCGTCACCGCCGCCGTGCAGACCGCCCTCGAAGCCTATGCCGAAGCCAGCCACCGCCTCGGCACCGACATCATCCGCTCGGCCATCGACGCCGCCGCCCACGTCGCCGGCGTCAAGAAGGTCGTCATCAACGCCCCGGCCGCCGACATCGTCTGCAGTGCCGGCCAAGCCCCCTGGTGCACCGGCATCGCCGTCGCCATCGGCGGTATCGAATCCTGATCAAGCATGGCTGACGAAACCCTGCTCCCGCCGTCCAGCACGCCGCTCGAACGCGCCATCGAAGGCATGGCCGCTGCCCGCATGGCTGCCCTGCCTGCCGTCGTCGCCAGCCTGTGGAACGCCGAAACCTGCCCGCCCGCCGTCCTCCCCTGGCTCGCCTGGGCCATGTCGGTCGACGAGTGGAACGAAGAGTGGGGCGAAGACAAGAAGCGCGCCGTCATCGCCGAATCGCGCCTGATCCATCAGCAAAAAGGCACCGTCGCTGCAATCCGCCGCGCCCTGACCGCCATCGGCCAGCCCGACGCGACCATCATCGAGCGCGGCGACTATGTTTTTCGCAACGCAGCGATCACCCGCGACGGCAGCCACCACCGCGCCGGCGCCGGCGGCTGGGCGACCTATCGGGTTGTCCTGTCGCGCCCGGCCACCCTCGTCCAGGGCCTGCAGATCAAACGCCTGCTGGCCGCCGTACAGCGTAACTGCATCACCCTGACCGCCATCGACTACCGCCAGGCCGCCCACTTACGAAACGGCGCCATCAGCCGCAACGGCGTCTGGACCCGCGGCGTCGTCGACTCAACCATCTAACAGGAGCCGCCATGTCCAATCTGGCCGAAACACCCACCTGGGAAACCGGGATCTATCAGCTCGAGGAATCCGACGTCGTCCAGGGCGGCGCCGCCGGCATCGACAACGTCCAGCCCCGACAGCTCGCCAACCGGACGCTCTACCTCAAAACTCTGGTCGACGCTCTCGGCGCTGGCAAGCAGCCGGCCGATGCCACGCTGACGGCGCTTGCCGCGCTGGTCACTGCCGCGGACAAGATCATCTACGCCACGGCCGCCGACGCCTTCGCAACGACCACGCTCACCGCCTTCATGCGCACCCTGCTTGATGACGCGGATGCCGCAGCCGCCCGATCCACGCTGGGCGTTATCGCGGCCAGCGAAACCGCCGCCGGGCTCGTCGAGCTGGCGACGACGGCCGAGGTCGTTGCCGGAACGGATACCGCCAGGGCCGCCACCCCCGCGGGCGTTGCTGCATCCATCGCCGCCCTCGTCGCATCATCCCCGGCCGCACTGAATACCCTGAACGAGCTGGCCGCCGCCCTCGGCAACGATCCGAACTTCGCGACGACGATCGCCAACGCGCTGGCCACGAAGGCGCCGCTAGCGTCGCCGGCGTTTACCGGAACGGCCACGTTCGAAAAACTCGGCAACGACACCAAGTTTTCCAATACAGGAGGGGCAGGCGAAGGCGGGCAGATTCGCCTTGAGCGACCGGCCTCCGGGGCCGCTTTCGCCGGCGATGTACTTATCGATTGTGCAAACGACTTCGTCCGCATATTTGAGTCCGGTGGCTCCACAAGGGGGTGTTATATACACCTGCCAACCTGCGACAACGGCGCCAGCTCGAAGATATGGCATTCCAGCGACGACGGCCCCGGCTCAGGCCTTGACGCCGACCTCCTCGACGGCCAGCACGCCTCGTCATTTGCGCCCTTGGCCAACCCGTCCTTTACCGGCCGAGTTATTGTCCCGGAGGGTAGCGTTGCGCTCCCCGGTCTCGCATTCGAGAACGACGGAATCAACGACACCGGCTTTTTCCATATCAGCGATGGCGTATTCGGCATTTCCTGTAATGGGGTAGAGGTTTTCCGATTTTCCAATGGCATGTCATCTATCGGTGAATCCGGTTACAAGAAACTCGGCGACGGCTTGATACTTCAGTGGCAGAAAACCTCTGCCATCCCAACAAATTCATCCGTAGCCATCACGTTCCCGATTGCGTTCCCGACCGCCTGTCTTGCTGCATGGCCTGGTCTGGATTACGCCGGTACAACAACGCACGATTCGTACTCAACGGGAAATCGGACGCCGACCGGATGCTCGGTTTATGCGAACGGCGCCGGCGGCGTTCCCGCTTTTATCCTATCGCTCGGCTACTGAGGAGTATTCATGAGCAAATATTTCTCCCCTTCGTCCCTTGGCTTTTACGACGCCGTCGTGCACGGCGGCCGGACCATGCGCATTCCGGACCCCGCCTGGGTTCGTCCGACGATCACGATTGAAATCCCCCCCGGCGAAACCGTCCTGATCGACGACGAACAGGTCACCAATGACACCGACGCGGCGATGTCCGTCTCAACCCCGGATATCGGCGCTATTTGGCCGAAAATAGTGGTCGACAATCCGGATTGCCATATCCCGGCCGACGCCGTCGAAATCTCCGACGAAGAGCATGCTGCACTGATCAACGGTCAGTCGTCCGGTTTGGTAATCGGCGCTCGCGTCGATGGCTACCCGGAACTGCAGCCACCCCCGCCGCCGACGCCGGAGCAGATATTGCGCGCCTTTCAACAGGCTCACGACGACTATATCAATGCCCCGGCGCTAGCCAGAAACTACGACAGCTTCGCCACCTTCGCCCTGCGCGCCGCCCGCCCAGGCCCCTGGCAGGCCGAGGGGATTGTCTATTTCGACTGGATGGAGGAATGCAACGCCATCGGCTTTGCCCTGCTGGCCGATGTCAAGGCCGGAAATGCGCAACCGCCGGCGAGCATCGCCGACTACCTCGCCCTGCTGCCTGTCTGCCCACTGGGCGCGCCGGCATGAGTCGGAACATCAACTGGCAACACCCGCTCATCGCCCTGTCCGCCGCGCTGGCCGTCGTCATCCTCGGCGCGCCTGTCCTCTGCTGCTTCGCCGTGCCGGTGTTTTTCACGGGTCGCGAGCACACCCAGGCCGAATACCGCTGGATCGAAACCTTCGGCCGCCACCGCCGCGCCAACATGCCATGGTGGGGAGGCTTCGACCGTCGCGTCTGGGATGTCCATTCCTGGTGGTGGAACCTGCTGCTCCCCTGGCTGATCGCTGCTGCGGTAGCGGCAGTCGCCATGATCTGGCGGTAAGCAAACCCCCTACACCCGCCAGCGCACGACACCCGCGCGCGCGGCGGGCACCATGGGCAGCGTTACCCTACAGGAGCCGCCCATGCCCGCCGATTACCACCATGGCGTACGGGTCGTCGAACTCTCCGACGGCCGTCGCCCGATCCGCACCATCGAAACCGCCATCATCGGCCTCGTCGCCACCGCCAGCGATGCCGATGCCGCCTTCTTCCCGCTAGATACCCCGGTCCTGATCACCGACGTCCTGACCGCCATCGGCAAGGCCGGCGTCCTCGGCACGCTCGCCAAGACGCTCGACGCGATCGCCGACCACGGCAGCCCGGTCTGCATCGTCGTCCGCGTCGCCGAAGGGGCCGATGAGGCCGAAACCAACAGCAACGTCATCGGCACTGTCACCGTCGACGGCCAATATACCGGCATGAAGGCCCTGCTCGCCGCCCAGGCCAAGTTCGGCGTGAAGCCGCGCATCATCGGCTGCCCCGACCTCGACACCCTGCCGGTCGCCACCGAACTGGCCGCGCTCGCCATCCAGCTGCGCGCCTTCGCCTACGTCAGCGCCAACGGCGCCGCCACCAAGGAAGCCGCCGTCGCCTACCGCGACAACTTCGGCCAGCGCGAAGTCATGGTCATCTGGCCAGACTTCCAGCAATGGGACACCACGGCCAACGCCACCGTCGCCGCCCCGGCCGTCGCCCGCGCCCTTGGCCTGCGCGCCCAGATCGACGACGAGCAAGGCTGGCACAAGACGCTCTCCAACGTCCCGGTCCAGGGCGTCACCGGCATCAGCAAGGACGTCTTCTGGGATCTGCAGGACCCCTCGACCGACGCCGGCTACCTGAACAGCAACGAGGTCACCACGCTGATCCGCCGCGAAGGCTTCCGCTTCTGGGGCTCTCGAACCTGCTCGGCCGATCCGCTGTTCGCCTTCGAGAACTACACCCGCACCGCCCAGGTGCTCGCCGACACCATCGCCGAAGCCCACATGTGGGCAGTCGACAAACCGATGAATCCGACCCTGGTCAAGGACATCATCGAAGGCATCAACGCCAAGTTCCGCGAACTCAAGGCGCTTGGCTACATCATCGACGGCCAGTGCTGGTACGACGAGACGGTCAACGATGCCGTCACCCTCAAGGACGGCAAGCTCTATCTGGACTACGACTACACCCCGGTCCCCCCGCTCGAAAACCTTCTGTTCCGCCAGCGCATCACCGACCGCTACCTGGCCGACTTCGCCGCTCGCATCGGCGCCTGATAGGAGCAACGCACCATGGCCCTGCCCAACATCCTCAAGCAGTTCAACGCTTACAACGAAGGCAACTCCCTGATGGGCATTGCCGAAGAACTCAGCCTGCCCAAGCTCTCGCGCAAGTTCGAAGCCTTCCAGGGCGGCGGCATGCCGGCCCCGGTCGATGTCGACCTCGGCAACGAGAAGATCGAGCTCGACTGGACCTGCGGCGGCTTCTACAGCGAAGTCGTCAAGCAGTACGGCTCCGCCAAGGCCGGCGGCGCGCTGCTGCGCTTCGCCGGCGCCTACCAGCGCGACGACACCGGCGACGTCCAGGCCGTTGAAATTGTCGTCCGCGGCCGCCATCAGGAGATCGACTTCGGCAACGCCAAGGTCGGCGACAAGAGCACCACCAAGGTCAAGACCAGCTGCAGCTACTACAAGCTGACGGTCGACGGCACGGTGCTCGTCGAAATCGACGCTCTGGCCATGGTCTTCAACGTCAACGGCACCGACATGCTGGCTGCCCAGCGCAAGGCCATCGGCCTGGCGTAACCGATACACCCCGAGAGAGAACTGCCCCGCCAGACGGCTACCCGGGGAGGAAGGATCAATAGGCGCCCGCCGTTCATGAGGGCGCCTTGTGCTGACCCAAGGAGACCCCATGAGCACCACCCAGGAAATCACCCTCGAAACGCCTATCCAGCGTGGCGAAACCACCATTCAGACAATCACCCTGCACAAGCCGACGGCCGGTCATCTGCGCGGCACCGGCATTCGCGCGGTGCTCGACATGGACGTCGACACCATCGTGACGCTCGCCCCGCGCATCAGCGATCCGAAGATCACCGACGCCGAGGCCCGCAAGCTGGAACTTTCCGACCTGATGCAGATGGGGGTCGCCATCGCCAGTTTTTTTATGCCGAAAGCCGCCCTGGCCGAAGCGGAGAACCTGTTCGACTCCCGGACGACGTAGAGAGCGTCATGGCCGATATCGCCGCCGTTTTCCACTGGACCCCGCGCGACATGGACCCGATGTCGATCGAGGAACTCATGCGCTGGTGGCAGCACGCCGCTGAGCGGGCGGTCGGTGAAAATCAATGAACCAGCTAAAGCTCGAAGTCGTCTTCGCCGCGGTCGACAAGTTCCTGCGCCCGGTCAAGGCCATCACTCAGGGCGCCAGCGCGGCGAGCAAGGCCCTGCGCGACAACACGGCACGGATGCGGGAATTCAACCGCACCGTCGAGCAGATCGACGCCTTCAAGAAGGTCGAGCGCGACGCCGCCATTGCCGCCAACACCTTCGCCAAGAACCAGCGCGCCGTCGACGCCCTCAAGGCCTCGATCGCTGCCGCCGGCGTGCCGACCAAGGCCATGGCCGCCGAACTGGCGACCCTGAGCCGGCGCTCCGAAGAACTCAAGGACAAGCACCGCTCGCTGCTCAACACCGAGCAGGCCCTGTTCGGCAAACTCAAGGAAGCGGGCATCGACACCCGCAACCTGGCCCAGCACCGCATGCAACTCGCCAGCGCCAGCGCCGATGCGGCGAACAAGAGCCACCGCCTGAGCGCCGCCCTCGCCGACGAAAACCAGAAGATGAAGCGTCTCAAAGCCGCGCAGGCCGATCTCGCCAAGACCCGCGAGACGGCGGCCGGTTTGCGCAGTTTCGGCGGCAAGGCCATGGCCGGCGGCGCCGCCATCAATGCTGCTGCTGCGGTTCCCGTCATAGCCTACGCCAAGGCCGAGGATTCCATCACTCAGCTCAAGGTCGCGATGATGCAGAAGGACGGCAGCGTCGGCAAAGACTTCAAGGCAGTAAGCGACCTCGCCCTCAAACTTGGCACCAAGTTACCCGGCACGGCGGCCGACTACCAGGACATGATGACCATGCTGGTCCGGCAAGGCATGCCGGCCAAGAACATCCTGGGCGGCCTCGGCGAAGCTACCGCCTACCTCGCTGTCCAGCTCAAGATGGTGCCGACGCAAGCGGCCGAGTTCGCCAGCAAGCTGCAGGACGCCACCCGCGCCACCGACAAAGAAATGATGGGGCTGATGGACACCATCCAGCGCACCTTCTACCTCGGCGTCGATCAGAACAACATGCTGCAGGGCTTCGCCAAGCTCTCGCCGGCCCTCTCTATCATCAAGAAAGAAGGCGCCGAAGCCGCCCGCGTTCTCGCCCCGCTGCTCGTCATGACCGACCAGTCGGGCATGCAGGGGGAAGCCGCCGGTAATGCATTCCGCAAAATCTTCCAGATGTCGCTCGATGCCAAGAAAGTGGGCAAAGGAAATGCCGAGCTATCCGGTACCGGCGTGAAACTCGACTTCAGCAACGGCAAGGGCGAATTTGGCGGCATTGACCAGATGTACGCCCAACTGGAGAAGCTGCGCGGCGTCAATACCCAGCAGCGCCTGGCCGCCCTCAAGAAAATATTCGGCGACGACGCCGAAACCCTGCAAGCCCTGAGCATCATGATCGAAAAGGGCGCCGCCGGATACGCAGAGGTGCAGGCCAAGATGGAAGCGCAGGCCGACCTGCAGCGCCGCGTCAATGAACAGCTCGGAACGCTAAAGTCGCTATGGGAAACTGCAACCGGCACCTTCGAAGTCGCCATGGTTAAGTTCGGCGAATCCATCGCGCCGGAACTGCACGCCACCACAGAATGGCTTGGCAAATTGGCCGAGCGCCTTAGTGACTGGTCCGATGAAAACCCCGAACTATCCAAAACGCTGATGAGCATCGTCAAGTGGCTGGGCCTCGCCCTACTCGGCATCGGGGCGCTGGCTGCCGGCGCCGGCACCATTCTCGTTCCGCTTGCCGTCATGAAACTATCACTCATCACGCTTGGTCTCGGCGGCAGTGGCGCCTTTGGCATGATCGTCAAGGGCATCGGCGCCCTTAAGTACGCCCTGATCGGTAACCCGATTGGCCTTGCGCTGACCGGCCTCGTCACGGCCGGCATCCTCATCTACGAAAACTGGGACAAGGTCAAATCGCTGTTTGCCAACATGTTTGACGGCATTCTCGGCAAGATAAACCGCCTCAAGGAAAACCTGCGCTACCTGTTCCCAAGTGTCTTTGGCGACCTCAAGGACAGCCCGACCCGCGCCTCGACGACAGCGACAATCGCCGCATCGCCGATCCTGCGCGCGGCCGGCGGCAGCACTTACAACATCAACGTGCCAGTTCAGAGCGGCGCCAAACCCAACGAAATAGCGGCCGAGATCCGCAAGGAGATCGAGCGCATGGACCGCGACAAGGCCGCCCGGGATCGTGGCCGGCTGCGCGATACCGAGTAGCCCCGAAGTATTGACACAACCTGGGCGGAGGCATAATCTCCGCCCCACGGTGCTCAACACACCACTATCAGCGGTCTCCGCTCCCGTCAGTCAAAGCGGATTTTTTACGTCCATAGGTTTTCCTATGGCCGGGTAGTGCGCAGTGATACAACAGCCTTCGGGCGAAAGCTGCGAGCGGTCTGATAGCCGTGTTGAAGTACCCGGCCGCCCCTCAACAGGGCGTCATTCAACGAAACTATCAGGAGGCCATCATGGCTAAAAATCTTCTCGCCGTATCCGACGCTCTCACCATGGCCGAAGGCGTCAACGAAGGGCTGGACGCCCTCGTCTCGCTGCTTTTCAGCGCCAAGGAAGCCGACGTCCCCAGCGGCCGCGCCATCGGCGAACTGCTCTACTCCATCCAGAAGGACATGGCCGGCCACCTTGAGCAGGCCAAAGCCGGTCTGCGCGACTCGAAGTAAGATGACGGCATAAGGAGGAAGTCATGAACGAAATCATCCCCGTCACCTTCCGCGGCGACACCCTGGCCCTCGTCAACCACGATGGAGAGCCATTCGTCCCGATGAAACCCGTTGTCGAGAACATGGGGTTGGACTGGAAAACTCAGTACGACAAACTGACCGCCAAATTCGCTTCAACTATGGGGATAATCCCCATAGTTGCCGAGGATGGCAAACAACGCGAAATGCTCTGCCTCCCCCTCCGCAAATTTCCGGCGTGGCTATATTCAATCAACCCGACCAAGGTCAAGCCGGAACTCCGCGACAAGATCGTCCAGTATCAGGAAGAGTGCGACGACGTGCTGTGGAAATATTGGACCCAAGGTTTCGTCGAGCGCCCCGGCGTCAAGCGCCCATCGGTCAGCCAGCAGCTTTCCGCCCATGGCGTCCTGCTCCGCCTGTCCGACAAGCTCGAAACCGAGCGCCACCCCGTCAAGCGTGGCTTGATCAAGGAACAACTCGAACACGCCTGCCGAATTTTGGGCGTCACCATCCCCAACCTCGACGCCATCGGCCACGCCGAAGAACCACAAGCCGTCCCGGCCGTGGTTGAAGCCTTCTGGGAGGCGGTCGAACTGATCGGTCTGGAAAACGTCAATCACGCCCGGCCGCCCGGGGTCATCGCGGTGAACCTGATTTACTTCCAGAAGGTGGCGGACGAGCACAAGATCAAGCCGCCGCCGCTGGACGTGCTGCGCCGGGCGCTCCGCCTCTCAGAATCGCCGCGCTTCCAGGAAGTGAAGACCATCAACAGCCGGCTGCTCGACCGCTCGGTCAAGTGCTGGGTGTTCGAGGCAGACGCGGCGACCTAGCGCGGCGCCTTCCTGTGGGTGTATGCCGGCTGTGTACGTTCACGGCCCGTGGCGCCGTTCACGCGCGCGTAGCACCATCAATTTCATTCATTTGACTGGAATTGACATGTACGGCCTCCCTCAAGTCTCGATGATGATGGCCCTCGGCTTCTTCGTCTTCGGCATGCGCACCGTCCCCTACCAGCAGCTGCAGCGCCAGGTCACCTGGCGTCACCCGTCCAACAGCGTCGTCGGCGGGCGGCCGCGCCGCCAGTTCGTCGGCCGTGGCGAAGAGAGCATCACGCTCTCCGGCGTTCTCTACCCCGAGATCACCGGCGGCAAGCTCAGCCTCTGCGCCCTCGAAGCGATGGCCGACGAAGGCCGGGCCTGGCCGTTGATCGAAGGCACGGGCTGGCTCTACGGCCTGTTCGTGATCGAGGAAGTATCGACCACCCATGCCGAATTCTTCCCCGACGGCGCGCCGCGCAAGATCGAGTTCTCGCTCAAGATCAGCCGCGTCGACGACGAGCCCAACCTGCTCGGCACCCTCGGCAAAAAGCTGCTCAGCCTGCTCGACCTCAAGTGATCGATACCCGCACCCTGACCGGACAGGCGCCCTATCCCAAGGTCCTCGTCGATATCGCCGTCGACGGCATCAGCCTCAACGCGATCATCCGCCCCCGCCTGATCCGCCTGACGCACACCGACAACCGCGGCTTCGAGGCCGACACCGTCGAGATCGAACTCGACGACAGCGACGGCGCGCTCGACCTGCCGACGCGCGGCGCCGAACTCTTCCTTGCCTTCGGCTGGCAGGGCGAGAAATCCGTCGCCAAGGGCATCTTCACCGTCGATGAAGTCACCCACCAGGGCGCCCCCGACATCCTGATCGTCCGCGCCCGCGCCGCCGACCTGCGCGCCGGGCTGACCACCCAGCGCGAACGCTCCTGGCACGCCATCACCCTCGGCGCCATCGTCCAGACCATCGCCATCGAGAACGGCCTCAAGTCCGTCGTCGGCCCCACCTACTTCGGCGTCGTCATCGACCACCTGGACCAGACCAACGAGTCGGCCGCCAACCTGCTGACCCGGCTGGCCAAGCAGCACGACGCCATTGCCACCGTCAAGGATGGCCGCCTGCTCTTCATCCCTGCCGGCGCCGGCGCCTCGGCCAGCGGCGTCCCCCTGCCCGTCGCCCGGATCACCCGCCAGAGCGGCGACCGCCACCAATTCACCGTCGCCGACCGCCAGACCTACAACGGCGTCCGCGCCCTCTACTACGACACCCAGCTGGCGGCGAAGGGCGAAGTCATTTGGGGCGACGTCGAAGACAGCGCCGAGCGCAACAAGCCGGTCAAGGCAGCCGCCCCGGCCACCGGGCAGCACAAGCAACTGAACGGCACGCTGGCCAGCCGCGACAAGGCCATGCGCGCCGCCCGCAAGGCCTGGAAAGCAATGTCCGGCAACAAGGCGCAGCGCGCCGCCTACGTCGGCGTCAAGGCCCACTACGACGACCGCAATCTCGGCGTCTCCGGCGACGTCACCTACGGCCGGGCCGACGACGAAAAGAAGAAGCAGGCCGCCAAACGGCGCGCCGAACGCGACGCCGAAAAGATCGGCACCGCCAACGCCATCCCGGCCGGCGCCGACAACGTCAAGACCCTGCGCCATGTCTATTCCAGCCGGGCCAACGCCATCCGCGCCGCCCGCGCCGAGTGGCGCCGCCTGCAGCGCGGCATGGCCAACTTCACCCTCACCCTGGCCTACGGCCGCCCCGAACTCTTCCCGGAAACCCCGGCCATCGTCACCGGCTTCAAACCGCAGATCGACAACACCGACTGGATCATCACCCGCGTCGTCAATCAGATCGGCGACAACGGCTACACCCAGCAGCTGGAGTTCGAGATCAAGGCGACCGAGATCCCGGACTGATATCCCCAGAAACCCTGAGTAACTCTGGGGATAACCCGAAAAAAAGCCCGGCCATCAATGCGATGCCGGGCTGTTTCATTTTTGGGCGTTTTTTGCCGCCGACCGTAGCATTCGCTACCGCTCCTCCCGTATCGCCTCGATCAGCACCCGCGTCTGTTCATCGAGCAAGGCCGCCATCGTATCGCGAATACCCGGCTGAAAACTCGCTTCCAGCCGCACGACGATCTCGGCATTCAGCGAGCGCCCCTCGCGCTCGGCAGCCTCCTTTAGGCGCTCGTAGAGGTCATTTGGCAAGCGAAACTGCGATCTGAATTGGTCGTTTTTCATGCCCGTCAGTTAAATTCAAACGGGCAAGGCGGGATAGTGACGGCGCGTCACTACCTCTAAAAGTGTCAATTATTTCCTGTGCATTTTTGCGGCAATTAACAATCATGACATTTTTATAAAACAATGCATCGTCATGAATAAGAATATCGATATCGAGGCAGCACAGGAGGTGGCTAGCGATCTTTCCGGGGCGCTTCAGCATTTGAGTTCGTTGCACGCGGCACTGGCCGCCAGTGACAAATACGGACGCCACAACGCAGGCATCGCGGCAACGCTGTCGATGTTGCATGCACAGGCCGAACGGCTGTCTGACATGCTGATGCAATGACCCGGATCAGGCAGTGCTGAGTCGCCTGGCGAGCGCGATCAACATCTCTGCATCGGATTCGTTTAGCTGCAGCTGGGAAATCGCGGCGGCGGCGGTATCCCGCGGCAGATAGGACGCCATCGGCTGGTGAACAGATAGGGGCAGCCGCTGCCCGGTGATGATGTAAACCACGTCGCCGCCATGCGTCATCAGTTCAGCAAGCTGATCGGCGCGAGGGGAAGTTTTGTCCTCTTCGTAATACCGGATCACCTTGCGGTCGACATTCATTACATCGCCCATATCGGGCTGCGAAAGGCCGAGGCGGACGCGTTCCTCCCTCAATCTCGATCCGATTGATGACATTTCTTCCCTACTGTCTGTTGACATGGGTATTTTTCACCCCTATAGTGTGTAACACTTACTCACAGACAGCATCATCCACATGGAACCAATCAAGCGCAACCCTGACGGACTGGCAACGCAGAAGCCCATTGCGTTGCGCCTCATGCCTGAAGAACTGGCGAACGCCAGGCGCGTTTCGCAAGAATCCAACGTCTCCATGTCCCGCCTTGCCCGCGAAGCCTTCCTGAAAGGTCTTCCTCTCGTTTCCCCCTCTGCTGCCGCCCCATCCCCCACCCCCTCCCGCCGGGCGGCAGACTTTACCGGCGGGAAGGCTTCGGCCTCCCCCGCCGGCCTTTCCTTGAAAACAGCATAGGCGAGGGGAATAAAATGGTCATGCAGCGCGCAACGCACCCCAGCCCCATCGCCATCGTCAGCGACCACGTCGAAGCCTGGCGCCGCGACCATCGCTGGTCCCGCGAGACCGTTGCCGACAAATTCGTAGAGGCTCACGAACGCCTCGAAGGCCCGGCCATCACCGGCATCCGCTTCGAACCGCCGACCACCGACACCTTCGAGCGCATGCGGGTCAACGCCGACAAAATCTTCCGCTGGCTGGACGACCGCTCAAAGGACAAGAACCTGATGACGGTCAATTTCCTGTGGGCCGTGCTGGCTGCAATGCCGATGGACCGCCGGGTGCTGCTCGTCAATGACCTCATGCAGCCGGTCAACCTGCACGTCGCCGGCACCGTCGACGGCGAGTCCGACGTCAGCGCCGCCGAAATCGTCGAAGTTTTCCAGGCCATCGTCGATCACGGCGCCCAGGCCAACATCGCCGCCAGTCAGCTGCTCGACGGCGTCCATGCCGGCGAGGCAGAACATGCCGAAAAGAAACTCGGCCTGATGGCCGCCACCGTCAATCGTGCCCGGAGCCTGATGGCCCGCCTCATGAAGCGGAGGAAGTCATGAGCGAATTCAATCAGTGGCGGATTCTCTGCCCGCATTGCGGATCAACCTCGACGGTGCGTAGCTCCAAGCAGATGTGCGACACCGTCCGCGAAGCCACCGCTACCTGCGACAACCCTGAATGCATGCACAGCTGGGTCGCCCAGCTCGTCGCCGTCCGCACCATCGCGCCGTCCATCAACCCCAAGCCCGGCGTCTTTATCCCCCTCTCCCAGCGCTCGCCAGCCGCGGCACAGCAGGCGGCCAGCGCCCAAATGGAGCTTGGCATGGAACACCCGCCCCCCCGCCTGGCCACCGGCTGACGCCCTAGCCGCCCACCCCTGAACCACCCGCCGACGTGCTTGAAACAGCACGCAGGGACTTTTTTTGCCCAAAAACCGAGACAGCCATGCCGAAACAACCTGCTGACTACCTGAAAGAAGCGCGAAGCATCGCCGAACCAGCCGGCCTCTTCTTCACCGCCCAGGGCGCCGAATTCAAGCTCTACCGCAAGACCCCGGCCCGCGTCGTCTACCTCGGCAGCCGCGCCAGCGCCTCCGGGCTGTGCTCCCTCGTCAAGCGCTGCGCGGGTGGTAAATGAACCCGACTCTGCACGCCGAGCTCGTTCCAAAGCTGATCAAAGACTACGCCTTCAAGGTATCTGAAGACGGCCGGTCGCTACGCCGTGGAGAGTGCCCTAGCTGCAGCAAGAAGGAGCTGTACACCAGCCATGAACACCCATGGGTGTTGCGTTGCGGCAGGCTTAACAAGTGTGGCGCTGAGTTCCACGTCAAAGAGCTGTACCCGGATCTGTTCAATACGTGGTCTGAGCGTCACCCGGCCACGCCGACCAACCCGAACGCCGCGGCGGATGCCTACCTACGCGATGGTCGCGGCTTCAAGCTGGACATGATCGCTGGCTGGTATGTCCAGGAGAACTTCTGGAGCCGGGAGCATAACCAGGGCAGTGCCACCGTGCGTTTCCAGATCGCGCCGAACGTCTGGTGGGAACGCATCATCGACAAGCCTGGACGCTTCGGAAACCAGAAAGCGAACTTCCGCGGCAGCTACGCCGGACTGTGGTGGCAACGTCCGGACACCACGGTGATCCCCGGTGAAATCTGGATCACAGAAGGAATTTTCGACGCCATCGCCCTGATGCATCACGACGTGGTCGCCACCTCGATCATGTCGTGCACGAACTATCCGAGCGTAGCGCTCAAGGCTTTGGCGGAGCAGTGTAGTGCCAATAGCAAGCCGAGGCCACGACTGGTCTGGGCGCTTGATGATGGCGTTGCCGGACGCACCTGGGCGCGCAAATTCTGCGACCGGTCAATAAAGGACGGCTGGGAAGCGTCGGCGGCCGTCATCCAGAACCGCGGCAAGGACAAGCTGGACTGGAACGACATGCACCAGCGTGATCGTCTCAAGGAAAAGGACCTTGAGGAATACCGCTACCAGGGCGACCTGCTGATGGCCGTCAGCGCCAGTGCCAAGGCCAACCTGATGTACAGCCGCCATGGCTGGAACTCATTCCCCTTCGATTTCGACAACCGATTGTGGTGGTGGAAGCTCGATCTGGCCAAGTTCCACAAGACCTGCGAGGAACTGGAAGGCGGCGAATCGCCCTTGTCAAAGGATGAGGCCAGGACTCAGGCGCTGCTGAAGAGCAATACCGTCTCCGAAATCTGTAATTGCCTGCCGACCCCTCTCTATTACCTGAAGAACGAAGTCACCGACGAGGCCTGGTATTACTTCCGCATTGACTTCCCCCACGATGGCGAAAGTGAGAAGAACACCTTCACATCCGGTCAACTGACCGCCGAGGCCGAATTCACCAAGCGCCTGTTCCATGTCGGCGCCGGCGCCATCTGGAACGGCAACTCCCACCAGCTGCGCCGCCTGCTCAGCGAATGGACCTTCGATATCAAGAAGGTCAAGACCATCGACTACCTCGGCTACTCAATCGAGCACAAGGCCTACGTATTCAACAAGGTGGCAGTCTGCGCCGGCCGGGTGGTCGAACTCAACGAAGAGGACTATTTCGATATCGGCAAGCTGGCGATCAAGAGCCTGAGCCGGTCGCTGAAGCTGGATATCAATACCGACCTCAAGGCCTGCAATACCGAATGGTTCGACAAGTTCTACCTGTGTTTCGGTCCGAAAGGCATCGTTTCACTGGCCAGTTGGCTGGGCAGTCTGTTCAGCGAGCAGATCCGGGCCCGGTTTGAATCCTTCCCATTTATCGAGATCGTCGGCGAGCCGGGATCTGGCAAGTCGACCATGCTCGAATTCCTCTGGCGCCTGGTCGGCCGAAATGCCTATGAAGGCTTCGATCCGATGAAAGGCAGCGCTGTCGGTTTCATGCGAAGCATGGCTCAGGTTGCCAACCTGCCGGTAGTACTCATCGAATCTGACCGCGAAGATGATGCGGACAGCAGTGGCAAGGGTCGTCCAAAGCAGGCATTCCACTGGGACAGCCTTAAAACGCTATACGGCGGCGGCAGTCTGCGCACCACCGGCGTCAAGTCATCCGGCAATGACACCTATGACCCACAGTTCCGGGCGGCCTTGTTTATCAGCCAGAACGCCACGGTACAGGCCTCACCGGCCATCATGGAACGCATCGTTCACATCGGCTTCGACAAGTCGAGGCAGAGCGAAGCCGGACGCGAAGCGGCCCTTGAACTGAAGCGCCTGACGGCGCACGACATCTCCGGCTTTCTGGTCAAGGCAATCGCCGCCGAAGCCAAGGTCATGGAGCGCATGGAACAAAGCCTGCGCACCTACGAAAAGCGGCTGGACGAGATCGGCGTACGTAACCAGCGCATCCAGAAAAACCACGCAATGCTGATGGTTCTCGTCGATTCCTTGTCTCTGGCTTGCCCGATCACCGAGAGCATCCGCGTCGAGGCGATCAAACAACTCGCAGCGCTGGCCATCGAGCGCGAACAGTCACTGGCCAAGGATCACCCTGCGGTCGAACAGTTCTGGGAAGCCTACGACTACATGAACGGAGCCGGCGAATCTGTCGATGAGGCGTGTGAAGAGCGGCTGAACCACAGCAGAGACTCTGAGCTGATCGCCATCAACCTGAACCACTTTGTCCAGATGGCGGCCGACATGCGCCAGCAAATACCGCTGCTCTCCGATCTGAAGCGCCTTCTGAAGACCAGCCGGCAGCGCAAGTTCATTGATACCAAGACGGTCAACTCAGCCATCTACGGCCGCTACAACGCCATGAGAGACAACCATCAACCGGCAAAACCGAGCACGGCCAAGTGCTGGATTTTCCAGCGCGAAACACGCCGCCGGGTCACCGATTAACCCGTTTCACCCTGCAACACAACCAAGGAGATCGACCATGAACAACACCATCATCACCCGCGGAAAGCTGCAACGCCTGATCGGCGCCGCGACCAACCTGCAAGCCCTGATGAACGACGGCACCCTGACCGCCGCCTGGGGCGAAGGCGACGCCGACCAGATCAATCAGGCCGTCACCGCCTTCGACGCCCTGACCAACGCCGCCGCGCTGGCCGCCGCCGAGCAGAAGACCGCCAGCCCCTTCCTGCGCTACCGCCGCGAAATCCTCGCCGACACCCCGTCCGGCGCCATGCTGCGACTGCTCGTCCTCAACCTCTACAGCGAGGCCAGCTTCATCAACCTGCGCGCCATCATCGAACGCTGCGACCCGCTGGGCATCCGCGTCGCGCTGGAGTGCCTCACCCACTTCACCGAACACGGCGACCGCGACAGCCAGTTCATGACCCTCGCCATGGAAATCGCCGAGGCCACCGCTGACCAACAGTGCGAGGTGGCAGCATGAGCACCGAAATCAAGATCATCCCGATCGAGGACCACCTCGACAGCCAGCGCGACGGCATGGTCCGCGTGTCCGTTACCATCCCCCGCGAGCGGCTGCAGAAGCTGCACGACTTCATGGCCGGCGATACCTGGGAAAAAGCGCAGGCCGCCCGCAAAGCCAACCTCGCCGGCTGCCTGAAATCGATGGAAATCGCCGTCACCTGGGCTGTAAGGCACGACACCAGCGGCGCCCGAGTCTTCGCCACGCTGCTCGCCAGCATGTACAACGGCAACCGCGTCAAGTTCGACGTCTCCGACCTCAAGCTGCTCGACCGCGAGAACTTCGAGCACGCCATCAACTGCATGCGCCTCTGCCAGGAACTTCACCGCGAGCCGCACCAGTTCTTCGACAACGGCGGCGCCATCTTCGAGAAATTCATCAAGGACTGGAAGCTGGATAAGAAAGCGAGGGCCGCCTGATGTTCGTCCGCGAACTCGTTGCCCTGCTCCAGCAGCAGGACCCAGACGCCAAGGTCTATTCGCCCGGTATTGAGGACGGCGTTCTCGTCGTCTTCGACATCGAAGGCGTCACCCCGGCCACCTCGGAAATCCTCGGCAACGCCGTCATCATCGATCGTGAGGAGTAGCCATGCAAACCTTCTACGCCTACCAGGCCCGCTTCGTCGTCACCGGCCTCACCAACCTGGCCGACGAACTCGAACTGGCCGAAATCCCGGCCTGGCACACCATCGCCAGCGCCGCCGCCTGCCTTGAAACCCTGCTCTACGGCGAACAGCCGGCCAACATCGCCGACGTGATCGACGGCCTCAAGTCGATGAAGCTGACCGGCCCCTACCACAACCGCAACGGCAAGTTCACCTTCCTCCTCGTCGATCTGTCCATCGCCCTGCTCGACGGCATCCGCCTCGGCCTGCTCGACATCCAGCCCAAGCTCCAGCGCCCGACGCTGATCGCCAAGCCGGTCTGGATCGGCCTCGACCTGGGCACCGGCGACCGCACCGTCTTCGAATCATCGCCATGTGGGGTGTTCCATGCTTAGCCTCGCCGCCCAAATCACCTCCGCCGGCCGCCAAGCCAAGCGCGAAGCCGCCCGTATCGCCAAAGAACGCCGGGAACGGGAAGCCCGCATGGCCGAAGTCCGTGCCAAGCAGTGGGCCTCCCGCAAGGCCAGCGGCAACGGCGTCGCCGACGAGCTGCTGCACCGCCTGCCGAAAACCAAGGAAGCCGCCATCACCATGGCGCAGGTAACCGCCCTGATGGCCGACGTCGACACCAAGGGCAGCAGCATCAGCGGCGCCCTCTGCAAGATGGTCAATGAACAAAAAACCGTCTCCCGCATCGGCAAGTGCCGCGACTACCGCTACTACGTCGCAGAAGGGAAGAAGCCATGAGCGCCGATCAAAACACGATCAAGAAAACGGTGCGCGTCACCATCGTCAAAGAGATCGAAATCGAGCTGATGCCCAGCATGTTCGGCGGAATGACCGAGGAGGAATATCTCGCTGAATTCCGGAAAGGCCTCTGGAACGTCGAAAGCATGGACGACATCGTCAAGTTCGCCGCGCGGATGGCTGCTTGCTACGGCGCAAATCACGAGCATGACGGCATCGGCCTGGTCGGATACGACCATACGACCCATCCCCGCGTTCCTGATGTGAAGATCCACGAGGTCGACGAGGAAATCGAGGAGGAAATCCTCAAATGACCGCCCTCGCCCTCTTCGGCGCCACCTTCTTCCTGGTGCTTTTCCTCGGCCTGCAGAGCCTCAACGTCAACGGCGGCCACAAGCTGATGGCCGCCGTCACCAGCCTCGGCATCAGCACGGCCAACATCGTCGTCCTAAAAACCATGCCCGGCCCCACCGACTGGCTGGAAATGTCCGCCTACTGCCTCGGCGGCCCCGCCGGCATCCTCGTTTCGATGTACATCCACCCGTGGATGGTCAGCAAGTTCGGGAGAAGGTCATGAACCACGAAGAAATAGAATTCCCGTTGCCAGAATGGGCAACAGGCCGAGCAAGTAAATGCACTGACATTGGCGCTCAACTCAGGACAAAAGATGGCCGCCGGTGTGGCAACGCCGTCACTGTCGATTTCCCTATCGAACATCGTGGGCTGATCCTCGCCCATGTGTTGACCGACGCAGGTTCCACGATGCTTCTCACGGAAAGCGAGATGGACCAGCTTTTCTTTTCTCCGGAATGGACCATGGATATCGCCTCTGCTCCCGGAACGATCGTCCAGTTGCATAGGGAGGCCGCCCAATGATCACCACCCGAGAAATCCGCCACTTCCACATCTGCGGCGCCATCGGTGGCGGCGCCAAGGGCTTCAACGCCGGCAAGGCCCGCGTCGGCAACCTGGTCGCCAAATTCCGCTGCCTCGGCTCGGTCGACGTCGATGCCGCCGCCAACCGCGACTTCCAGCGCCTGGTCGGCGTGCCGGCCACGACGCTGGACCTCTTCGACCGCGACCAGTACATCGCCTTCCACGGCAAGGAACCGCCGGCCGGATGGCGTGAAGCCACCCCGGAAGACATCCGCGCCGCCGCCGGCCATGAATACCCGCACATCGTCTTCACCAGCATGCCGTGCAAGGGCTTCAGCGGCCTGCTCAACGAGACCAAGAGCAAGACCGCCAAATACCAGGCCCTCAACCGCCTGACCCTGCGCGGCGTCTGGCTGGCCCTCGAAGCCTTCAAGGACGACCCGACCGAGCTGTTCATCTTCGAGAACGTCCCCCGCATCGCCACCCGCGGCCGCCACCTTCTCGACCAGATCGTCGGCCTGCTCCAGGCCTACGGCTACGCCGTCGCCGAGACCACGCACGACTGCGGAGAACTCGGCGGCCTGGCCGAAAGCCGCAAGCGCTTCCTGCTCGTCGCCCGCCACATCGCCAAGGTCCCGCCCTTCCTCTACGAACCTGAGAAGAAGCGCCTGCAGGGCGTCGGCACCGTCCTCGGCCGCATGCCGCTGCCCGGCGACCTGGCCGCCGGCCCGATGCACCGCGTGCCCAACCTGCAGTGGAAAACATGGGTCCGCCTCGCCTTCGTCGAAGCCGGCAGCGACTGGCGCAGCCTGAACAAACTGGCGGTCGACAACGGCCACCTGCGCGATTTCCTGATCGTCCCGGAATACCGCGCCGGCTACCTGGGCGTCAATCGCTGGGACGAGCCGTCCGGCACCGTCGCCGGCCGCACCGGGCCGAGCAACGGCAACTTCTCCGTCGCGGATCCGCGCTTCCCCGCCGGCGGCGAATACGGCCAGCTCGGCGTCCGTGCCTGGGACGAACCCACCGGCGCCATCACCGGCCAGCGCAGCCCGATTCAGGGCGGATTCTCGGTCGCCGACCCGCGCCACTTCGGCCCGGCTAAGCACAGCAACGAATTCCGCATCGTGCCCTGGCACCAGAACGCCCAGACCGTCACCGGCGCCCATGGCACTGGCCAGTGCGTCGCCGATCCCCGCCGCGCAGGCGAAGGCTTCGGCAAATACCTCGTCACCCCATGGGAAAGCCCATCAGGCGCCGTCATTTCCGGCAGCACCACCGGACAGGGCGCCTACGCCGTCGCCGACCCGCGAACCGGCCTCGATCGCGCCAAGGGCGACCACTACCTGACCGCCGGACACTACGGCGTCACCCGCTGGGAAGACCCGAGCGGTGCCGTCTCGGCCGCAGCCGGCCACGACAACGGCCGCTGGTCCGTCGCCGACCCGCGCATGCCGGAACAGACCGACAAGCTGGTCGCCAGAATCCGCGCCCTCGACGGCACCTGGCACCGCCCCTTCACCACCCTGGAACTCGCCGCCCTGCAGAGCCTCGTCGATCCGGAGGAATACCTCGAACTCGACGGCCTCAGCGACAGCGACTGGCGCGAACGCATCGGCAACGCCGTCCCGCCCGCCGCCGCCGAAGCCATCGCCGGCGTCATGGGCGTCACCCTGCTGCTGGCGTGGTCCGGCGAGACTTTCATGCTGTCGTCCATGCCCATCTGGGTACGACCGGTGGCAATGGCGCTGAGCGTCGCGCAGGGGGAATGTCATGGCTGATTGGTTATCCGGATCGTTCTGCGACAACGCGACGCTATGCACCACCGGCCGACACTACGTTCATAGCCTGGACTGGGATCGCGAATTTATGGCCGCCGATATCCATGGCAGCTTTATTGATGCGCCGGAATTTTCCCCAGCTGGGTCGTGTAAGCGTTACGCGGACTTCATGGGTAATGTCCAAGAGCAGTCAGTCCTCAAACGCGGGAGGCTGGTGCCATGATCGCCCTATCCATCCGCCAGCCCTGGGCGTGGCTGATCCTGCACGCCGGCAAGGACATCGAAAACCGCGACTGGAAAACCCCGTTTCGCGGCCGCTGCCTGATTCACGCCTCGAAGAACTGTAACAAGGCCGAATACAGCAACGCCATCGACTTCCTGGTCGACCGTGGCCTTGATCACATCCTCGCCACCATGCCCGCCATCGACCAGTTCGAACGCGGCGGCATCGTCGGCGCCGTCGATATCGTCGACTGCACCGACGCCACCGACTCCCCCTGGTTCGTCGGCGACTTCGGCTTCGTCCTCCGTAACCCGAAACCGCTGCCTTTCGTGCCCTGGAAGGGTCGGCTCGGCTTTTTCAACGTCCCGGAAGATGCGCTGAAAGGAGGTGCCAAGTGAAGGTCAATCTCAGCGGAGTATCACTGCCCCAAGGGCTCGATCCGAAGATCGGCAACCTGTACGCAGGAAAAGGCGGCCGAAACGGCCCGGCCTACTGGCTGGTGATCGCGCGGACACCATCGAAGGGATGCGTCCTGCTCGGCCTGGATTCAGCCGGCGACGTGGTCAGCGCCGCCAACTACAACAGCTACGCCATGAAAGACCGGCTGCTGCTCGGTGTTGTAGCCGGCATCGACGAACTGACCTTTGATATCGAGGACTTGTCTGGAGGTGATGCATGAAACCGAGTCTCTTGATTGAGGCAAAGGACCTCATTGCCAAACTTCCCGCTGGAGGGAAGAAAAAACTGGCTGAGAAATTGGGATGGTATCCAGCTCGAATTACCAGCCTATCGAGGGGTGAGGAACCGCGCACTGGCGGTGGCGCAAAGGCCCGTGAGCAATTAACTCAGATTGCGGTGATTGAACTTCGAAAGATCGTGAAAGGCGGTTCAGCATGACCAGCGCCATCTACCCAAAAACCCTCGCCGACATGCTGACCAACCGCGCCGGCGAGAAATACCGCCCGAGCAACGGCACCGAAGGCGAATGCTTCTTTGCCGCCTGGTGCTGCAAATGCCAGCGCGACAAGGCCCTGCGCGAAGGCGCCAACATCGACGACTGCGACGACACCGAGCGCTGCGACATCATCGCCAACACCTTCGCCTACGACCTCGAAGACCCGGAATACCCGGCCGAATGGCAATACGGCAAAGACGGCCAGCCCTGCTGCACCGCCTTCGTCCCCGCCGGCGATGCGGTTCCAGCGCCGCGCTGTGAGCACACGATGGATCTGTTCTCATGATCACCATCGTCATCGACTGGCCTGAAGTCGTCGCTTTCTGGGGCGGCATCGCCTTCCTGGTGTGGGTCTGGCGCGCATGACCTCCTACGCCGCCCAAAAAGGCCGCGCCGCCCCGGTGGCGCAGCCTGTTTCCCGCCAGTCATCGTCCCCTTTGACCGAGGCCGAAGAGGCGCGCATCGCCGAAAACCGGGATCTGATCCTCGAACACATGCCCGAAATGCTCCCCATCATCCGCAACCTGCACGCCGAAGGCCTGATCGACGGCTGGCGCAGCGTCAAATCCTTCCGATTGATCGACAACTGACACCATGACCACCAAACGAACCATCCGCCGCACCGAACTGCTTCAAATGGTCCCGCTCTCGGACACCACCATCTACCACATGGAAAACCGGGGCGAATTCCCCCGTCGTTTCGCCCTGACGCCGCGTTGTGTGGTCTGGGACTACGACGAGGTCGTCAAATGGCTGAACGAGCGCAGGGCCGCCCAGGCGCAGCCGGACCCGAAATACATCCCGGACGTCCGCAAGCGCAAGTCCAGGCTGTCTCTGGCCTCCGGTTGATCCGGAATGATGAATCAGGCGGCTCGGCCAATCGGGATAACCTTCGCCCCGGCGACCAGGCTATCCACGATATTGGCCCAGTCCTGCAGCATTTCCCGCCGCTGCACCGCATATTCCGCCTTGTTGTAGACGGCACGCACCCCGCGCTGCTCATGCGCGAGACACTTCTCGATCCAGTCCGTGTTGTAGCCGGCCTCATGCAGCAGCGTCGAGGCCGTCCGCCGAAGATCATGTACGGTGAAGTCTTCCAGCGGCAAATTCTCATCCCTGGACAGCTCGGCCGTGGCAGAAGTCACCCGGTTCAGGGTGGCATTGCTCATCGGCTTGCCCGTGTCGTAGCGCGACGGCAGCAGGTAGGGCGATTCCCCGGCGCAGGTCTTCAGGGCAATCATGATGTCCATGGCCTGCTGCGACAGATACACCACGTGCGGCCGGCGCAGCTTCATCCGGTCCTTCGGTATCGTCCAGGTCGCCGCCTTGAAATCAACCTCCTCCCAGCGCGCATGCAGCAGCTCACCCTTGCGCACCATGGTCAGCAGGATCAGGCGCAGCCCGAGGCGAATGGTCGGCAGCGTCTGGACGCGTTCCAGCAGGCGAACAAACAGGCCCACCTCTCCCGGCGACAATGAGCGATCGCGCGGCTTGAATTTTGCGATCGAGGACGACCTGATGTTGATCGCCGGGTTCACATACTTCGCCCCCTTCGAGTTCGCCCACTCGTACATGAACATCACCACCTCGCGGACATGCACGGCGGTCGCCGGAGCCCCGCGCGCGACGATCTTCTCGCACAGCTCGCGCAGGTCGGCCTCGGTGAACTCATTGGGCAGGCGCCGGCCATAGGTCGGCAGGATGTCGCGGTTCAGGATGCTCTCCCGCATCGCCCGCGTGCTCTCGGCCATCTCGTAATCCTTCAGCCACGCCGTGGCCAGCTGCTCGATCCGCTGCTCCGACTTCACCAGGCGCTTCGCGCGCTGCTTCTCGCTCGAGGGAGACACGCCAGCCTCCACCAGCTTGCGCGCCGCCAGCAACTTCTCCCGCGCCTCGGCCAGCGAGATCCCGCCAGGACCATACAAGCCGATCGAGAAAGTCTCGCGCCGGCCGTTCAGACGGTAGTCGTACCGGAACGAGATCGCCCCGCTGGTCAATACCGTCACATACATACCGTCCCGATCGGCGACCTTGTAGGCCTTTTCCCCCGCCTTCAGGCTCCGCAGCTTCATATCCGACAACATGGCCGTCCCTCCTTGAACTCGCCCCGATACCGTCACACGCAAAACAAGCCGAAACCCTTGCCAAATGGCCGCCCACGCGTTCCCGATACCGTCACACCCCGTTTTCGCTGACGGTATCGTGAAATAAACCCCGGCCACCCAGCCACCGATACCGTCCCCAGTACCGTCAATTTACCCCACATGCAGCCGAACGTCACTCAACGTCAAAAACAGAAAAGCCCCGCACTGGCGGGGCTTCTCACTATTTTTCCGATCCTGAGCGAGCGTCAAAAACACCTATGGAATCACTCCCACTCAATGGTTAACAGTGGCCGCAGATGGCCGCTGCATGGTCGTTTCAGAGCTTGCGATGCTGCGGATACCGTCGCCGATACCGTCAGGGGTGGATGGATGTAAACAATGTACGCGCGCACACACACGCATCACGTGCGCGAGGCTATCGGCGGTTTTGTTGGCGGCCTTCGGAAAAAGGTAATTTAGGTAATCGACCATTAAAAAACGATGGAAACGGCCAACAGGTAAGCGACTTCGAGACATGATGAAAGGTAATTTTTAGGTGATATATAGGTAACGAAATTACTATTTTTAAAGTGATTTATTCATTTTGAAATATCGTTTTAATTCAATGAGCTGCAAACAAATTACCTTTTTGGTTACCTAACATTACCTTTTGAAGGTAACGTGTTTTTGCCAGTTAAATCAAAGGCTTGAATCATCGTTTTTAGGTCAAAACCTGCAATTACCATTTTCCGAAGTCCAACCCTAATAACAGGCCGAGTTGCGGGGTGATCGTGCGCTGCACATCGTCTCTGCATGCCCATGGCGCAAGGATTCGCGTCGTTTTCAATCCACCGCCTTCCCCGGTTCGCGCCCTGCTGTGCATAACTCCGTCCGGTTTTGCATGATGCAAACTTTCCCACACGAAAAGCGGGCGGGCGGGGCGGGGTCCCGACCGCGCGCTGGCGGTTGATATGGACGTGATTTGCCTGTTTTTTAGGCATATTTCTTACAAACCGCCTATTTTTTAGGCGCTGGCGGCCTGGTAGCCTTCTTGGCCTGCTTGATCCAGCGATCAACGGGCATCACCTCTCCCGTCTCTGTGTCTGTCACATCGGTCAAGACCCCTTCAATCAGGAACGTCCTGAATGCGCCAGCAGTTCTGCAATAGCCACTGATGTGGCGCGCGTCGACTTCCTTCACGCTGACGACCCGGCTGGATAGCTCATGCTTTGAATCGATGTAGTCGAACGCTATTGACCCAGATACAGGGGTCTTGACCAGCTTCTTCGTGCGTCTCTTCGGCTTGGTATCTGCATCTATTTCAGCCATCAGATCAGCCAAGTCATCGTTATCACTTCTGCCTGAGTACTTCCTGATTAGGTCAGAGCCTTCGCCAGTGAGATCGTCAGTAGCCCGTTGATACACAGGTCTCGATGGTTTTGTATTGATCGTGTTTTTCAGAACGATCTGATCGTTTGAAGCATTATTTTTAGCGTTTGTTTTGAATAACCAGATGATGAAAGCGATGACTAGAAGGGAGATGATGGCGGTCATGATTTGTCCCGATTGGCATAAATCGTCGACCATATCACGCTTGACTTTGATCCGATTCGCTAGGAAACTAGGTGCTCCTAAATGCTGTTAGCTGTATCCCGCCCAGTCAGGCGGGTTTGTTGTTTCTGCTCCACCGATCAATGGGGGAGTGCCGGGTATCCGCGAGGACCCGGGGTTGCTAACGCACCTAGGAGCGCTCCTCCACCCCGCTTACGGTGGAAAATCCTGAAATCGTTAGGAGGCCAACATGGCTGCTCAGCAACTGATCCCGGTATTCACCGGGGAACTCACCGATCAAGAAATCCCATTCTGTAATGCACGCGACCTGCATGCCTCGCTACAGGTCCAGACTCGTTTTGATGACTGGATGCGCCGCCGAATTGAAGAATATGGGTTCGTTGAAGGCGAGGACTTTTCCTCAAATTTGAGGAAAAGTACCGGCGGCCGTCGTTCAGTCGATTACCGAATCAGCCTCGACATGGCCAAGGAACTCGCCATGATCGAAAACAACGAAATCGGCCGGGCTGTTCGGCGCTACTTCATCCAGGCTGAGAAGACGCTGCGCGAGAAGCTGCTGGCCGAGCTGCGCGATAAGGCAGAGCACGTCCTGCCGGTTCGTGGTGTGAAGCTGATGCGCGATGGCTTGAATATGAAGGACACGTTCAGGCTGCAGGACCAGAGTCATAAGGTGCTGCGGATGATGATGGCGGCGAAGACGAAGGCCGAGCGCCAGAACCTGCATTACCACTTCCGCCAGATCAACCTGGTGCTCGGCGTGCCGACCATCGAGCTCGACCAGATCGAGCAGGATGAATGCTACGGTCAGCCGGAAAAAAGGGGCTAAATCATGGCACGCGACATTCTCAAGGCGACGGACGCCATTGATCGCGCCAAGGGCCTCAATTCCGGGCTTGATGCGCTGGTTTCCCTGCTGCTCGGCTGCAACGATGCCGACGTTCCGGACGGAAAAAGCATGGCGGAGTTGATTTGGGCGGTGCAGCGGGAAATGGATTCGGCACTCACCGATGCCGAACGCCACCTTCGGCAATAGCCCATAGAAAAGGCCGGGAATCCCCGGCCTTTTTCTTGATCGTGTTTTGATCGCCTACCGTGCCGGAATCTTCTCCGGCGCCTTCTCCGTCCCCACCGCCAACTCATACGGCTTGAACCGGATCACCTCTTCGCCCAGCCAGTCGTTCACCTCACGCATCCGCGCCATCAGCGGCGCGATCTCGTTCGCTGAAAACACCGCGGCCGCCGTCGCCGCATCGCCGAAGCCGCCGGTATTGTTCGGCACGATGCCCATCAGTTGCGGCGGCACGCGGTGGGCGGCCAGCTGGTCGTCGCGCGTCACGTTCTTGATGCTGGCGAATTCATCCTTCGCCGCCACCTCGCTGACCGGGATGATCTGCAGGCCGTCCTTCTTGCCGTTCGGCGCATAGACGAACAGGTTGCGGAAATTGCCCGGCCCCTTCGAATCCTTCAGCGCCTGGCGCAGGTTGTCGACGTCTTCCTGCTGCTGCGCCGGGTCGGTCAAATAGAGGATGAAGCCAGCGTGCGAGCCGTTCTTGTAGTACTTGCGCCGGAACAGCGTCGCCGACTCGTTGAGCCAGGCCGAGTGCAGCGCCGGGATGTATTCCGGCAGGCCGTAGATTTCCTGATTCACGTCCGGCTCCAGCAAGTGGAAGACCCGGCCCTTCTTGAACTCGTGCTCCTCGTTCCACTTCGGAACAAACCAGTAAGTCTGCATGTCGAGCCCGCGCCGCGTGTACTTCGCCTTGGCCGGTGCCAGCCGCATCGGCTCGCGCAGCATGTTGTCCCGGCGTTCCAGGTAGGCATTGCCGAAAATGATGAACTCGTGGGCGAAGATCGAAAAATCCGTCTGCGACAGCATCGGATGCGGCTCGAAGCAGCTCACCAGGATGTTCCGTTTGACGATCATCGCCGAGGCATGATGCACCGCCGACCGGCTCGACTTGGCCAGCCCATCCATGCTGATCGGCGGCTCGAACCACTTGCCGTTATCCGGGCACTCCAGATAATCCAGAATCTCCCGCCGGTCCAGTACCGCCTCCGGGTCGCCGAAGGCAAACGCCTCCATCCGCCCCGCCGCCGGGGACTCCGTAGCCGGGAACACCGGCGCCATCAATTCCTTGCTCATCCGAAAATCTCCATCCGTGATTGATTGTTGGCCGACCGGCCTTCCAGCGGCTCATTGCTCAGCGCGTGCATCGTCGCCCAGGCCAGGTCCGCGTGACTCGTCTCCTCGCTGCGCCCGGCCTCGAAAGTGATCTGCCGGCCGCTCTGCGTCGTCGTCTTCTTGATCGCCATGAAGCTGGCCGCCACATCCGTCCAGCCAGCGTCGAACTCCAGCCGGCCCTTGTTCACCACATCCAGCGCCTTCAACACCAAGCGCACCTTGACGTCCGGCGAATACTGGAACCCCTTCGCCGCCGGGAAAAACTGCTTGACCAGCTGATACACCGCCGAGCCCAGTCCGGTCATATCGATGCCGATGTAGGTGACGTGGTAAGCCTCGGTCACCTTCTTGATCCGCGCCGCCTGATCCTCGTAATCCATGCCCTTGAACTGCACGCGATCGAGGATCCGGAACTTGCCGCCCGGCACCGCCGGCGGCGCCACCACCACCAGCGCAGCGGCATCACCCGTATTCGACGGGTCATAACCGATCCACACCTCGCGCCACCCCAGCGGCCGCGCCGCGAACGGCTTGAAGTCCTCCCACAACGTCCAGGAATCCACCATGCAGCGCTGCATCGTCGCCAACGGGAACACGCTCTGCCCGTCGTCGATGAACACGCACATCAGCAGATTCAGGAACTCATCCGCGGAATACTCCTGGCGCAGCTGCTCGATATCGAACAGATTGCAGCCGCCCGCCAGCGCATCCAGCACCGTCACCATCTGGCGCCACTGGCCGTCCTCGCAAAGCCGGCCATCCTTCAGCGCCGGGTGCGACACATCCAGCTTGATCTTGTCCGCCGCCGCCCGGCCGCGGTTGAACAGATCCCCGGTCCAGAACGGATAAGCCTCATGCGACACCGCCGACGGCGTCGAAAAATAAGTCAGGCGCCAATGCTTGTGCATCGCCATCCCCGACGCCACCTTCCGGAACTCCTGAAACTTCGGGATCCAGAAGTACTCGTCCATATACACGTTGCCGTGATACGACTGGGCCGTCCGGCTGTTCGTGCCCAGGAAATACAACGTCGCCCCGTTCGGCAACACAATCGGATCGCCGGAAAGCTCAACGTCCGCCACATCGGCTGCAAACTGCTTGATGTACCCCTTGAACACATGCGCCTGCGCCTTCGACGCGCTCAAGAAAATCTGATTCCGCCCCGTCTCCAGCGCATCGATCAGCCCCTCGCGAGCGAAATACCACGTCGCCCCGATCTGCCGGCTCTTCAGCAGATTGCGCACCCGCTGCACCAGGCCGCTCCGGTACCACTTCTCCTGGTACGGAAACAGCGACTTCATGAAAGCCTGGACCAGCTCCTCCTGCTGGCTCTCGCTGATCGCATTGCGCGCCGGCTGCTTGCGTGTCCCGGCCCGCGTCTTCGCGTTCCGGTTCTCGACGGCCGGGTTCAAGTCCGCCTCGTTGCCGCCGCCCTTCGAATACTTCCTCACCCGCGCCAGGCGCTCCATCTGCCGGCCCAGCAGGTCAATCTCCTTGTAATCCTTCGGCTCCTTGTCCGGCTTGTTCACCAGCTGGATGAAGCGCGCCTCGACGCTTGACTCTGCCCGCTCAACAGGGTCGAATGCATCCCACGCGTCCCGACGCTTCCAGCTATGGATCGTCGAAGGCTTCTCATCAAGATGCTCCGCAATGCGGATCACGCGCCAGCCCTGCCAGTACAAATCACGGGCACGGCGACGCGGATCGATCTCCGGCGGCAAGGAAGAAGCAGGCAAGGCAGCAGTCATGGAAGCCGAGGCTACCCGCGCGCGCGACATCATCATCAAGCCGCCGGATGTAAGAAAAAGGCTTACACCCACAAGCCTTTGCCCCTGCGCGACGCCTCCCCGAAACTGGCCCGGTCAATCTGATCAACCCCGCGATCAATACCCGGAGCCAGACACCATGCCTCTTTCCAAGCCCTTTGCCATCGCCACCGAAGGCAAGACCATCGACGGCCGCACCATCAGCCGAGAATGGATCACCCAGATGTCCGACGCCTACGACACCAAGGTCTATACCGCCGTCGCCAATCTGGAGCACTACCTCTCCAGCCTGCCTGACAGCGTCTTCGGCGCCTACGGCAAGGTCGTCAGCCTGGATACCCGCGAAATCGACATCATGGGCGACAAGAAACTGCAACTGATGGCCGTCGTCGACGCCAACGACAAGCTCGTCGCCCTGCAGAAGGCCGGACAGAAATGCTTCGCCAGCATGGAAGTCCTGCACGACTTCATCGGCAAGGGCGTCGCCTACCTCTCCGGCCTCGCCTTCACAAACACCCCGGCCAGCATCGGCACCGAAGCCATGAAATTCAGCGTTGCCGACGCCAAGGGCGAGCGCTACGCCTTCGCCGACGAAGTCACCATCGAATTCGAAGCCGACGCCAAGCCCACCGCCGGCGACTCCCTATTCGCCAAGGTCAAGGACCTGCTCGGCCTCGGCAAGAAAGAAGCCGACGCCCGCTTCGCCGACCAGGCCAAGGCCATCGAAGCCATTGCCCAAGCGCAGAAGGATCTGCTCGACAAATTCACCACCGTCGAGCCCATCACCGCCGAACTGATCGAAGGCAAGGCTTTCGCCTCGGCCGACGACATCAAGGCCCTGCAAGAAGCCCAGGCCAAGTTCGCCACCGACTTCGCCGCCCTGCAGACCAAGCTCGGCAATACCGACGGCGATGACCAGGGCCGCCCGCCCGCCACCGGCGCCAACGGCCAGATCAAGACCGACTGCTAAGCCAGATCAAGACCGACTGCTAACCCGCCGCCCCTAATTACCACCGGAGAAAATCATGCGTAACGAAACCCGCCTGGCCTACAACGCCTTCGTCGCGGCCATTGCCCAACTCAACGGCGTCCCGTCCGCCACCGAAAAATTCACCGCCGCACCGTCCGTCCAGCAAACGCTGGAAAGCCATATCCAGCACTCCAGCGAGTTCCTGGGCATGATCAACAACATCGGCGTCATCGAACAGTCCGGTGAAAAAATCGGCCTCGGCATCGGCACCACCATCGCCAGCACCACCGACACCACCTCCGCCGACCGCGTCCCGACCGACCCGAGCACCCTGGACGACCAGGGCTACCTCTGCACCCAGACCAACTTCGACACCGCCATCAAGTATTCGAAGCTGGACGCCTGGGCCAAATTCAAGGACTTCCAGGTCAAGCTGCGCGACGCCATCCTGCGCCGTCAAGCCCTCGACATCATCACCATCGGCTGGAACGGCACCTCGCGCGCCGCCACCTCCAACCGCACCACCAACCCGCTGCTGCAGGACGTCAACAAGGGATGGCTGCAGAAGGCCCGCGACAACGCCTCGGCCCGCGTCATGACCCAGATCGGTTCCACCGGCAAGATCCAGATCGGCGACGACCGCACCCTGGCCCAAGGCTACAAGAACCTCGACGCCCTGGTCATGGACATGGTCGACAACCTGCTCGACCCCTGGTACCGCGAAGACACCGAACTCGTCGCCATCATGGGCCGCGACCTGCTGTCCGATAAGTACTTCCCGCTGATCAACAAGGCGCAGGACAACGTCAACAAGATCGCCGCCGACGTCATCCTCAGCCAGAAGCG